CAGTATTATTAGCAGTTATATATACATTAATTGTTGCATGGAAAGAATTATTACCTGTAATTTTAATATTTGTATTTTTCAGTTGGTTATTTTGGAGTATTTATTATTTAGGAGTATATTAATATGACTACAATTGCTTGGGATGGAAGAATATTGGCTAGTGAAAGTAGAGAAACATTAGATAATGAAATAGTAAATGATAAAAGAAAAAAATTATTTCAATTAGAGAATTCTATTAAATATTATGATGATGAAATAATTGCCTATGGACTTGCTGGAAGTATTAGTGATTTTATTTTGATAAAAGAGTATATTATATCCTCTATTTTTCCATCAGTTGATAAAATAGATCACAATTGTAATGGTATTTTCATTGGTAAAAAATTAGTTTATTTATTAGAAAGTGGTAATGGTTTGCTTATTGAGTATCCATTTAAATCTAAACTAGCAATTGGAAGTGGACATACATACGCAATAATGGCAATGAACCTTGGATTAGATTCATGTGCAGCTATTAAAGAGACAATTAAATTTGATTGTAAAAGTGGGGGTAAGATTCAAAGTATTCGAATTAAATGATCTTTATAAATAGAGATTCTTTTTATTTTTACTATTTATTTACAATAAATCATTTATAAAGTTATAATTTTCCAATTAAATAGAATATAATTAGAATATAATAATTATTAGGAGATTTTTATGGAGAATTTATATTATGAAGATAATATTACTATTTTTAAAACTTATAAGATAGAAAATAATACTTATTCTTATTGGGTAGATGAATTACCTAATCATGATAAATATGATCTTCTTATGGGTCAACAAATTATCCCTCCTCATATTTCTAATTATTATTTAGTTGAGTTGAATGATCAAAAATTTCTATCAAATTGTTATAATTGGAATAAAGAATAAGATTATCATTATATGTTTGACGAAAGAAAATAGTAGGTAAGGAAAGATTGATTTATAAAAGAATCAAGTTTTACTGCGGTTGGAAAATTTATAGAATGAATATTCTAACTTAAAGGGGATTAATAATGACTAATACTAAATTAAAGATTATAACCCAAGAAGAATTAGATAAGGTTCTTAGTGATCATAAGACTTGGTTAGATTCTGATGGGGATAAAGGGACTAGGGCTGATTTATCTTATTCTAATTTATCTTATTCTAATTTATCTTATTCTAATTTATCTGGGTCTGATTTATCTTATTCTTATTTATCAAGGACTAATTTATCTAATTCTAATTTATCTAACTCTAATTTATCTTATTCTATTTTATATTGGGCTGATTTATCTGATTCTGATTTATCTAAGATTGATTTATCTTATTCTAATTTATCTTATTCTAATTTATCTTATTCTAATTTATCTTATTCTAATTTATCTTATTCTAATTTATCTGGGTCTGATTTATCTAATTCTAATTTATCTAATTCTAATTTATCTTATTCTATTTTATCTTATTCTAATTTATCTTATTCTAATTTATCTAGGTCTGATTTAACTGGGGCTAATTTAACTAATGTTAATTTAACTGGGGCTAATACTTCCACTATAATAGGTAAAAGAATTATTACATTTCAGGGTAATAAACACTTTGCTTATTATGTTGATGGATATATTAAGATAGGGTGTGAATATCATACCTTAGACTATTGGATTAAGAATTATGAGAGGATTGGTACTGAGGCTGAGTATAGTTCTGAGGATATTGAGTCTTATGGTAATTGGATTAAGAGTATTAAAACTGAGGAATAAATAATGACTAATACTAAATTGAAGACTATAACCCAAGAGGAATTAGACAAGGTTCTTAGTGATCATAAGACTTGGTTAGATTCTCATGGGACTAGGGGGACTAGGGCTGATTTATCTCTTACTGATTTATCTAAGATGGATTTATCTTATTTTGATTTATATAAGATGGATTTATCTTATTCTATTTTATCTTATACTGATTTATCTTATACTGATTTATCTAATTCTTATTTATTTAAATCTGATTTATCTCATTCTGATTTATCTAATTCTGATTTATCTGGGGCTGATTTAACTGGGGCTAATATCTCTAATATAATAGGTAAAAGAATTATTACATTTCAGGGTAATAAACACTTTGCTTATTATGTTGATGGATATATTAAGATAGGGTGTGAATATCATACCTTAGACTATTGGATTAAGAACTATGAGAGGATTGGTACTGAGGCTGAGTATAGTTCTGAGGATATTGAGTCTTATGGTAATTGGATTAAGAGTATTAAAACTGAGGATTAGATTAATTAAATTTAAGATTTTTAAATTAAACGCATTGAATAATTATTTGACAAAAATTATTAAAATACTATACTTATATTAAGAATAATAAAGTTGTAAGAGGGTAAAAACCTTGTGTGAGAAATAAAATGATATTCACTATATGTTGTATCGGTATATTTTTAGTATTAAGACAAAATGCAGTAGAGGAAATGAAATCTTATACTAAAAAGCCAAGGAGGAATTATAATGAAAACGTATATAATAGAGAGTATAAAATACCCAATAGAAATTATATTCGCTAATAATTCGAAAAAAGCTTTAAAACAATATGCAAAAGATTATGGATTTAAAAATATTAAGGATTTAGAAAAGGATTGTGAAAAATCGTTTAATTTATTAGATGATATCCATAGAATAATTCGAATTGAGAGATTATGTAAATCTAATCATTAATAAGAAGCCCCTTAAAGGGGTTTTATTTTATATATTAAATCATTTATTTTAAGGAGCTCTTTTATTATTTTTTCTCTATCGGTAATTAAATCAGTTTCAAAGATATCATTTTGATGGGATAAGGTGTGTGTTCTTATATCCCCAATATCCTCTATAATTCTACCTTCTCCGGTTCCTATACTATCTGGTTGATATTTCATAATAATCTCCTATATTTATAGTATAGTATATAGATTTAAATTTTGTTCTATCTTTACTATTTATTTACAATAAATAAGAATTCTTATCTTGAAAAATTTTTATTTGTTATAGTTATAAAGATCTCCTTTCTTTTACATATTTTTTACATTCTCTTTCTTAATAAATTTATAATTAATAGTCTAAACTATAAATAAACATTAAAGGAGAAATAATGAAAACTTTATTAATAAGAGATATCGAAAGATATCTTAAAAGAGAAAAGAGTCGCTATAAAGAAGAATACTGGCCATATTATGAATTATGGTCAGCAGTTATTATTGATGCTGTTCGAGATACAACTATTAACAATTATAAAGAAGAATCAATGATTAATTTATGTGATATGTTAGGTATTGATTCTGAGTTTATTATTGAATCTTGTAAAAAACAATTAAGGAGAGTAAAATGAGTAAATATAAAGATTTAGTTCTTGAAGGTTCTATGACTGTGAATCTAGGTAAAAATGTAAAATTAGGTGATTTACTTTCTATTACTGAAAAAGAAATTATAAAAATGGTAATTAATAAATGTAAGAGAAATCAATCAATTTGTGCTAAAGCTCTGGGGATAAATAGAGGTACATTAAGGACTAAGCTTAGAAAACATTTTGGTAATGAGTATTTCAGAGGAATAAAATAGTGGGGGATTGGTTAAATAAAAATCTTTCTTGTTTTGAATGTGGTAGCTCAGATGCTATGCAAGAGTCTGAGCACCATTTTAAATGTTTTAGTTGTAATAAAACATTTCTTAAGAAAAATTATTCTCAAACTAATAATATAAGGTATAGTATGAATTATAAAACTAATTTAATTGATAAAGGAGAATATTATGATCTTAAAACTCGCGGAAATATTACAAAAAAAACTTGTCAAAAGTATGGAATAACGTGCAGCAGATATACTGGTACTTTTGGGCATGGTGAAAATCAACATTATTTAAATAATGAACCTATTTATATATTTAATTATTATAAAAATAATGAAATTATTAAGCAAAAATTAAGACCAGTAAATAAAAAAAATTATAAAATTTTAGGAGATTCATCATTTAAAGAATTTTTTGGGCAAAATATTTTTAAGATTGATTCTAATAGAATTTTAGTTATTACTGAAGGAGAATTTGAAGCTGCAGTTATTTATCAAGAGGCTGGATTTAATGCTGTTAGTTTACCAAATGGCATTTCTTCTTTAATAAGCTGTATAAAAAATAATTTTGATTATATTTTTGGATGGAAATATATAATTATTGCTGTTGATAATGATGAACCGTCTCAAAAAGAAGTAAATAAATTTTTATTATCAGATTTAGTTAATAAATTAGGGCCCGGAAAAATAAGAATAGTAAAATGGCCATTAAAAGATGCTAATGAATTACTAATACAAAATCGTTCTCCTGATATAAAAAAAGCATTGTGGGATGCTGAAGAATATAGACCAAAAGATTTATTTAAAGCATCCGATTTAATAGAATCAGCATTAATAAAACCAGACCCAGGGATTAATACCCCTTGGCCATCTTTAACACGTGCTATATCAGGATGGAGATCAAATACAATAATTACAATAGCAGGAGCGGACGGTATTGGAAAATCAGAATTAAAAGATGAAATTATTTTTAATTTAATAAAAAATGGTCATTCAACGTGGGTATGGTCTGTAGAGGAAGAGGGAGAAGAATTGATACGAAGACAAGCGGGAAAATATCTTGATTTACCTCTTCATATTCCTGATATTAAATGGGATATTGATAAAATAAAAAATGCAATGATGAAGATAGGGGATAATTTGATTATTTGGAAACCAGAAACAGTAATGACAACAGACGATTTATTGAATCGAATGCAATATGTTTCAGTTGCAAATAATGTTAAATATTTTATTATTGATCATTTAAAAGGTATTGACAGTCAAATGACTGATATTAATAATTCTATGGCCAAGTTTTTATCAGATTTAAAATTATTTTGTAAAACATATAAAACGACAGTTATTTTACTTTCACATGTTGCTAAAGATAAGAAACAAGGTAGAGTTGGAAAAGATGATGAATCATGGAATCGAGGAAGAATCCCAACAAAAGAAAATATTTATGGTTCATCCGCTATTGCAGCTTGGAGTGATATAATAATTGTATTATCTCGAAATGTTGAATCTGATAATAGTGATATTGCTTGTGTGACTTTATTATCTATTCTAAAGAATAGATTGATGGGGAATCGTGGTCAAAAAAAAATTTTTACTAAATATATTGAAGATACGGGGCGTATAATAGAGATAGAACCTATTGATTATAGTGGAAGTATTGAATGATTAAGAAGTGTTTATTTATAATTTTTTTTAGTTTGGTTTTATTGAGTTGTGGATTAATATATTTATCAATTAATTTATTTTTTGTTATTTTTAAATTTCAAGAGAAGGAAACCAATAATGACTAATACTAAATTAAAGACTATAACCCAAGAGGAATTAGATAAGGTTCTTAGTGATCATAAGACTTGGTTAGATTCTCATGGGGATAAAGGGACTAGGGCTGATTTATCTCTTACTGATTTATCAAAGTTTGATTTATCTGGGTCTGATTTATCAATGACTAATTTATCTGGGTCTGATTTATCTGATTCTAATTTAGAAATGGCATTTTTAACTTATTCAGGAAAAGTGATTGATCCATTTAATATAAAAGAAGAAGATATTTGTTTTATTGATATTGCCCATCATTTATCAAAAATATGTCGCTATGGTGGAGCTTTACCTCATAATATAAATTATAGTGTTGCTCAACATTCCCTCCATTTAGTTGAATGGGCTAGGGAAAATAATTATTCTACCTCTTTGCAAAAACAATTATTATTACATGATGCGGCTGAGACTTATATAGGAGATATGATATCGAGTGTTAAAAAGGGTCTTAATGATTATAAAAAATTAGAATATAAAATAGAAATGATTATAAAAAAGAAATATTCTATAATTGATTGTAAGGAAGATATAAATCTTATAAAATTATTAGATAAAAGAATTGTTTTAGATGAGGCAAGGGCTTTTTTTCAATCATATTATACTATTTTTTCCTCTAGATCAGGAGGTTTAACCCCTCTTGGGTTGAATATTATGATTTCTGATCCTAAAATAATAGAACAACAATTTCTTAGAGAAGGGTTTTTATTGTTAGATAATATTTATTAATTGAGTATTTGGAGATTAATAATGACTAATATTAGATTGAAGACTATAACCCAAGAAGAATTAGATAAGGTTCTTAGTGATCATAAGACTTGGTTAGAATCTAATGGGACTAAGGGGACTAGGGCTGATTTATCTCTTACTGATTTATCAAAGTTTGATTTATCTGGGTCTGATTTATCAATGACTAATTTATCTGGGTCTGATTTATCAAGGACTAATTTATCTAATTCTAATTTATCTAACTCTAATTTATCTTATTCTATTTTATATTGGGCTGATTTATCTCTTAATGATTTATCTAGGTTTGATTTATCAAGGACTAATTTATCTTATTCTAATTTATCTAGGTCTGATTTATTTTATTATGATTTGTCTCTTACTGATTTATTTTATTCTAATTTATCTAATTCTAATTTATCTAATTCTAATTTATCTAATTCTAATTTGTCTAATTCAAATTTATATGGAGTTAATTTATCTAATTCTGATTTATATGGGGCTAATTTAACTAAGGTTAATTTAACTGGGGCTAATATCTCTAATATAATAGGTAAAAGAATCATTACATTTCAGGGTAATAAAGACTTCGCTTATTATGTTGATGGATATATTAAGATAGGGTGTGAATATCATACCTTAGACTATTGGATTAAGAACTATGAGAGGATTGGTACTGAGGCTGAGTATAGTTCTGAGGATATTGAGTCTTATGGTAATTGGATTAAGAGTATTAAAACTGAGGGTTAGATATGTGGATAGGGGATATTGAAACTGATGGGCTATTAGAAAATTGCACTAAAATCCATTGTGCCGTTTTCTATAATATAGAGGGGGGTCAATACAGGATCTTCACCCCTGATACTATTAAGAATTTACCTCTATTTTTAGATTCAATTAATAGTCTGTCAATGCATAATGGAATTGGATTTGATTTAAAAGTTTTTAAAAAATTATTAAATTATGAATTTAAAGGGTTTTATATAGATACTCTTCTTATGTCAAGAATTCTTTGGCCTGATATAGAAAAAGTTACTTTTATAAGTCAAGGTGAATCAGAAAATAATCCTATTTATAAGATTTTAAATTCACCTCATTCTGTTGAATCTTGGGGGGTTCGATTTAATACAAAAAAACCAAATCATGAGGATTGGACTGTTTATAGTGAAGAAATGCTTTATCGCTGTAAAGAAGATGTTAAAATACAAACTTTATTATATAAAAAATGTAAGGAAACTATCAATAATTATAAAATTAAAGATGAGAGACTTAATAAATGGAAAGATATTTTTCAGATGGAACAAAAATTTTGGAGTGGGATGGAAATTCAAGCTGAGAATGGTTGGCAATTTAATATTGATAAATGTTATTTTTATATAAAAATGTTGATTCAGTATATTGAAGATATTGATAAAGAAATAGATAAAATTTTACCTAAAATAGTGGTTTATCCATATAAAGATAAAATATGTAAAGCATTTAAAAATAATGGAGATTTAACATTGACCACTTTTAATTGGTTGAAAAAATTTAATTATACAAAAAATGAGATAGGAGGAGATTTTGTTCGAGTTGAATTCAAAAAATTAAATCTTAACTCTCCAGAGCAAATAAAAAATTTTTTATTAAAAGAAGGATGGAAACCAGTAGAATATAATACAAAGAAAGATAAGCATAATAAACCAATAAAAGATGAAAAGGGGAGGGTTATTTATACTACTCCTAAATTACCAAAGGAATTAGAGGACTGGGAGAAAGCTGCTGCTGAGACAAATTCTCCATCAATTAAATTGTTATCTAAAAGAAATAAAATGAAACATCGTTTAGGGCTTTTACAGGGTCTTTATGATTCAGTTAATTGTAATAGAAGAATCCCAGCTAAAATGGTGACATGTGGGACTCCAACTGCACGTGCACGACATATAACCGTAGTCAATATACCAAAATCTGAAGAGAGGGTATTTTTCGGAAAAGAGTGTCGATCATTATTTGTTGTTCCTGAAAATAAAATTTTAGTGGGAATTGATGCAAGTGCTTTAGAAGCTCGTTGTGAATCTCATTATTTATATAAAATTGATCCTCGTTCTTCTGACGTTATTATCAATGGTGATATTCATAGTATTAATGCAAAAATATGGGGAGTTGAAAGATCTTTAGCAAAAAATGGAAAATATGCGTTAACTTATGGGTGTAGTGCAAAGAAGCTTGCAATTACTTTATTAAAAGACTCAGTTTTATCAGAAAAATTATATAATGATTTTTGGGATGCAAATCCAGCGCTTAAAGAACTCGTAGAAAAATTAAAAATTCAAGTTAAATCTAAAGGTTATTTGGTAGCTGTTGATGGGAGACCTTTAAATATTCGATATGAACATGCTCAATTAAATACTTTATTACAGTCAGCAGGGGCTATTGTTATGAAAAAAGCGTGGTGTTTATTTGATGAGTGGAGAAATAAGGAGAACTTAGAAAATAAGATACTAGATGTTGGAAATTTTCATGACGAAACGCAAATTGAAACTTTACCTGAACTAGGAGATAGAGTGGGAAATAAATATATTGAGTGTATTAAATTAGCGGGCGAATATTATAATTTTAATGTACCATTAACTGGAGAATATAAAATTGGTAAATCATGGGATGAAACTCACTAAGAAAAAAAAGAATTCACTTGTCACGATTTCATTATCATTTTGTGACAAGTTGTTTTATAGTTAAAATAAAATATAAGAGGTGATAAATGAAATTAGCTGTTATAGGTAGTCGGGGATTTATAAACATGGATCTTCTTTCCATCACATTAATGAAATATTATCCCGATATAACACAGATAATATCGGGAGGAGCAAGAGGTGCTGATAAATTAGCTAAACATTATGCCCGAGAAAAAATATAAACTATTTAGAATTTCCGGCCGATTGGGAAAATTATGGTAAAAGCGCTGGCTACAGAAGAAATAGAGATATTATAAATGCATGTGACGAAGTGTTAGCGTTTTGGGACGGCACTAGTAAAGGCACTAAGCATTCGATCGATTTAGCTAATAAATTAAATAAGATTATTAGAATTGTAAATATAGGTGATAAGAAATGAAACAAATTAAATTTGGTAAAAAATATGAAAAAACGATTAATGACATCGATACTAAATTTACATTTACCCTCCCGTGTGGAACATTATGGCAGGATCTTTATTCTGGGAAAGTTTATATTAGTTCCTCTTCTTCCGAAAGAATTTATTTAGAGTCCGATGGACGTAAACTTTATATTAAAGATTATTCAGATTTATATGATGTAATTAAGCGCCTATATACAGATGATATAATAACCCCTATTGATATGTTTCAATTACCTAATTTTAGCGCAAAAGTAAATAAAATGTAAAGAGATTGATTTGTTAGAATAAATGTAATAATATTAAATTATGACAACTTGTTAGTATATATTGTTACTTTATTAAGGAGGTTTTTATGAGGTCATTAAAAGGTCTGAAGGTTAAATATAATGTAGAAAAACCCCCTATTATCGGGATAGAAGAATATATTAAATTATTAAATACGGACCCTGCTGTTCGTAGAACCCCATTTGAGAGAATGTTATCAGCCATTGGTGAGCCTGAAGTGATTGATACCTCTAAGAATGTTCGCTTATCAAGAATTTTTGGGAATCGTCTTATTAAAAAATATAAACCTTTCAGTGAATTTTATGGGATGGAAGAAGTTGTTGAGAGAATTGTTTCTTATTTTAAATTTGCAGCCCAGGGTCTTGAAGAATCTAGGCAAATTTTATATTTATTAGGTCCAGTGGGAGGGGGAAAATCTTCAATTGCTGAAAAATTAAAAGAATTAATAGCAAAAGAACCAGTTTATGTATTAACAGACGAAAATGGTCAAATCTCTCCTGTGTTTGAGACTCCTTTATCTCTTTTATCACCAGAAGATTTTCCAGAAATACCGAAACGGTATTTTAAGTATCAATTATCACCATGGGGAATTAAAAGATTAGAGGAGTATAATGGTGATATATCACGTTTTAAAGTAGCAAAATTATTTCCTAATGAATCAAAACAATATTGTATTAGCAAAACTGAGCCAGGAGATGATAATAATCAAGATATATCAGCCTTAGTTGGAAAGACTAATATTAGAAAATTAGAATATTTTGATCAGAATGACCCAGATAGTTATTCTTATAGTGGGGGTCTCAATAAATCAAATCAAGGATTATTAGAGTTTGTTGAAATGTTTAAATCACCAATAAAAATCTTACATCCTTTACTGACCGCAACACAGGAAGGAGATTATAATTCAACAGAAGGAATGGCTTCTCTCCCCTTTGAAGGTATAATTTTAGCCCATTCCAATGAATCGGAGTGGAATTCTTTTAAAAATGATAATAAAAATGAAGCATTTATAGATAGAGTGTATGTAGTAAAGGTTCCTTATTGTTTACGTGTTGATGATGAGGTTAAAATTTATGAGAAATTAATAAAAAATTCAGATCTTTGTGACAAACCAATTGCACCTAATACTTTAGATTTACTAGCTAAATTGTTTATTTTGACTCGTTTAGAAGAGCCTAAGACTTCAAATATTTTTACAAAATTAAAAGTATATAATGGTGAATCTGTTAAAGAAAAAGATCCATCGGCAAAATCCCTTTATGATTATAAAATGCTTAGTTCTAAATTAGAGGGGTTTCGAGGATTGTCAACTCGTCTTGCCCACAAGGTTATTTCGCAAACATATAATTATGATACGATGGAAATTGCAGCCAATCCTGTTCATTTATTTATTGTTATTGAACAAATGATTTATAATGAGCATTTAAATGAAAATGATGAATTACGATTTATGGGATATTTAAATGAATATCTAATTCTTCCATATATTGACTTAATCGGTGATGAGATTCAAAAATGCTATTTAGATAGTTATTCTGAATATGGTCAAAATTTATTTGATCGTTATATTACTTATGCGGATTACTGGCTTCAAGATCAAGATTATAGAGATCCCGATACTGGGCAATTATTTGACAGAGGAATTCTTTCTTCAGAATTAGAAAAATTAGAAATACCAGCAGAAATAACTAATAAAAAAGATTTTAGAAATGAGGTAGTTAATTTTTGTTTGCATTATAAAGCTGATCATGGTGTCTATCCCGATTGGACCTCCTATTCTAAATTAAAATTAGTGATAGAAAAATCAATTTTTGATAAAACAGAAAATTTATTACCAATAATTTCATTTCATAGTCATAAAAATAAAGATGATTCTAAAAAGCATGTTGATTTTATTAATAGAATGAAGAAAAAGGGTTATACTGAAAAACAAATAAAATTATTGTGTGAATGGTTTATTCGTTATAAACAATCAGCTTAATAATTTCAAGAGAAGGAAACCAATAATGACTAATATTGGATTGAAGACTATAACCCAAGAGGAATTAGACAAGGTTCTTAGTAATCATAAGACTTGGTTAGAATCTAATGGGACTAAAGGGACTAGGGCTGATTTATCTTATACAGATTTATCTGATTCTGATTTATCTAAGATTGATTTATCTGGGTCTGATTTATCTTATTCTAATTTATCTTATTCTAATTTATCTGGGTCTGATTTATCTTATTCTTATTTATCTGATACTGATTTATCAAAGACTAATTTATCTTATTCTAATTTATCTGGGTCTAATTTATCTAGGGTTAATTTATCTAATTCTATCTTACCTTATTCTGATTTATCTAAATCTGATTTATATGGGGCTGATTTATCTTATATTGATTTAGCTGGGTCTGATTTATCTCATTCTGATTTATCTAATTCTAATTTATCTAATTCTAATTTATCTTATTCTATTTTATCTTATTCTATCTTACCTTATTCTGATTTATCTCATTCTGATTTATCTGATTCTATCTTATCTCATTCTATCTTATCTCATTCTGATTTATCTAATTCTAATTTATCTAATTCTGATTTATCTGGGGCTAATTTAACTAGGGTGAATTTAAATAGGTCTAATATCTCTAATATAATAGGTAAAAGAATCATTACATTTCAGGGTAATAAAGACTTCGCTTATTATGTTGATGGATATATTAAGATAGGGTGTGAATATCATACCTTAGACTATTGGATTAAGAACTATGAGAGGATTGGTACTGAGGCTGAGTATAGCTCTGAGGATATTGAGTCTTATGGTAATTGGATTAAGAGTATTAAAACTGAGGGTTAGATATGAAACTGGAGGAATTATAAATGAATAAATATATTTGTAGTGGAATAGTTGGACATGATCCGGATTTAATTGATAAAGGTTTAAAATTTTCAGTGGCAGTTAAGCAAGATGATAAGTCTACTCTTTGGATTAGAGTATTGTGTTTTGGAAAAATTGCTGATAATTGTAAAGAAATTGTAAAGAAAAGTATGAAGGTTTTAGTGGAAGGGAAACTTATAATGTCTTCTAATGATAAAATGTCTTTATTAGCTGATAGAGTCGAATTTTTAACTTGGAAAGAGGAAACCAATAATGACTAATACTAAATTAAAGACTATAACCAAAAGAAAATTAGATAAGGTTCTTAGTAATCATAAGACTTGGTTAGATTCTTATGGGACTAAGGGGACTAGGGCTGATTTATCTTATACTGATTTATCTAATACTGATTTATCTCTTACTGATTTATTTTATTCTAATTTATCTAATTCTAATTTATCTCATTCTGATTTATATGGGTCTAATTTATCTAATTCTGATTTATCTGGGGCTAATTTAACTAATTCTAATTTATCTTATTCTATTTTATCTTATTCTATCTTACCTTATTCTGATTTATCTAATTCTGATTTATCTGGGGCTAATTTAACTAATATTAATTTAACTAAGGCTAATATCTCTAATATAATAGGTAAAAGAATCATTACATTTCAGGGTAATAAAGACTTCGCTTATTATGTTGATGGATATATTAAGATAGGGTGTGAATATCATACCTTAGACTATTGGATTAAGAACTATGAGAGGATTGGTACTGAGGCTGAGTATAGCTCTGAGGATATTGAGTCTTATGGTAATTGGATTAAGAGTATTAAAACTGAGGGTTAGATATGACTATTATAATCGATCGGAGGAATACCCGCTCATCAAAAAATTGTTCTAATCGGACTCGTTTTATTCATCGATATAAAAATTATATAAAGAAAACTTTAGATGATTGTGTTGAAAAAAAGAAAATTAAAGATTTAACTGATTCAGTAGCTATCCCAATTAATTGGGATATTCGAGATATAGATATGGGATTTAATAGATCAACGGGAACTTATGATTATATCGGAACTGGGAATAAAGAGTATGAGAAAGGGGATCGATTCTATAAAGATAATGATAATCCAGAGTCTTCAATTTATGAGGATGAGGAATCTGACCAGGGAGATTATACTTTTACTTTAACTAAAGAAGAATTCTTTGATCTCTATTTCGATGATATGGAACTTCCAGATTTTATTAAAACTTCCATGATGAATATTTGTAAATCCTCTTATAAACGTGCAGGTTATATAAAAAATGGGGTGATTTCGAGATTAGATATTCTTAAAACATTACAAATGTCGCTTGCTAGACGATTGTCATGCCCTAAAGATAAAAACCCCCCTTTTTTAGATGATATTGATCTTCGTTTTAAGAATATTATTTCTGTTCCTCAACCAATGTTAAAAGCAGTTATGTTCTGTATGATGGATGTATCTGGATCAATGACTGAACATCATAGTTATTTATCAAAGAAATTTTTTATATTATTATATTTATTTCTTTGTAAAAATTATACTTCAGTTGATATTCGTTTTATTCGTTATCATCATAGTGCCAAGGATGTTTCGGAAGAAGAATTTTTCAATTCCCATCAAACAGGGGGAACACAGGTATTACCCGCTTTGCAATTAATTAATGAGATTATAAAGAATGAATATTCAATAAATACATATAATATTTATATTGCTCATACGAGTGATGGAGATATTGGGAACTTGGATGATACTCTTATTGAGTATTTAGATCATAATTTAATTAATAAATTGCAATATTATGCTTATCTTCAAGTTCAAGATGCTTATCAATATGGAGATTTTAAAGAGGGGAATGAGGGGCTTTATGGTATTTTGAAAAGTTCTTCTTATTGGATGACAAAATTAAATATTGAAACGGCTGTTGATTTACAAGATATTTTCCCAGTTTTAAAAAATTTATTTAAGAGGAATAAATAATGACTAATATTAGATTGAAGATTCTAACCCAAGAAGAATTAGAAAAGGTTCTTAGTGATCATAAGACTTGGTTAGAATCTAATGGGACTAAGGGGACTAGGGCTGATTTATCTTATACAGATTTATCTAAGATTAATCTATCTTATACTGATTTATCTGGGTCTAATCTATTAAGGGCTAATTTATTTAATTCTGATTTATCTTATACTGATTTATCTGGGTCTAATCTATTAAGGGCTAATTTATCTAATTCTGATTTATCTTATACTGATTTATCTGGGTCTAATCTATTAAGGGCTAATTTATCTAATTCTGATTTATCTGGGTCTGATTTATCTAATACTGATTTATCTTATACTGATTTATCTGGGTCTAATCTATTAAGGGCTAATTTATTTAATTCTGATTTATCTTATACAGATTTATCTAAGATTAATCTATCTTATACTGATTTATCTGGGTCTAATCTATTAAGGGCTAATTTATTTAATTCTGATTTATCGGGGTCTAATTTATCTAATTCTAATTTATATGGAGTTAATTTATCTAATTCTAATTTATCTTGTATTGATTTATCTGGGTCTAATTTATCTAATTCTAATTTATTTAATTCTAATTTATCTGATTCTAATTTATCTAGGTCTGATTTATCTAATTCTAATTTATCTTATTCTAATTTATCTAGGTCTGATTTATCTTATTCTGATTTATCTAGGTCTGATTTATATGGGGCTAATTTAACTAATGTTAATTTAACTGGGGCTAATATCTCTAATATAATAGGTAAAAGAATCATTACATTTCAGGGTAATAAAGACTTCGCTTATTATGTTGATGGATATATTAAGATAGGGTGTGAATATCATACCTTAGACTATTGGATTAAGAATTATGAGAGGATTGGTACTGAGGCTGAGTATAGTTCTGAGGATATTGAGTCTTATGGTAATTGGATTAAGAGTATTAAAACTAAGGATTAGATATAATTATTGGATAGGAGAGAATTATGCAAAATCCTCTTTTTATTGGATATGACTGGGATATAAATTTAATTGAAAAATTATGGAAAAGAATTGATTTTTATGGAAAAAAAATGGGGTTGGATTATTACCCCCCTAAATTTGAAGTTATAACATCAGAACAAATGATAGATGCCTATTCTAGCAATGGAATGCCAATTTATTATAATCATTGGTCATTTGGTAAAAATTTTATTAAGACTATGGATAATTATAAAAAGGGAAAAATGGGGTTGGCTTATGAAATGGTTATTAATTCTAATCCTTGTTTGGCGTATCTAATGGAGGATAATACGGCAACATTAACTGCTATGGTAATTTCTCATGCTAGTTGTGGGCATTCTCATTTTTTCAAAAATAATTATTTATTTAAAAAAAATACTAACCCAGAGTCAATAATTAATTTATTAGAGTCAACTAAAAAATATATCCTTAAATGTGAAGAACAGTATGGGTTTGAGAGAGTTGAAAATCTTATTAGTTGTATTCATTTTTTATCTAAATTTGGAATAAATAAATATCCTCGATGTAATAAAACTAATGATAAATTAATTAGAGAACGAGAAGAATATTATAGACAGAGTTATGATCCTATTATCAACAATCATCTTTTTTCATTAAATAATCAGGATATTAAAAAAGAAAATAATTTATTGATTGAAAATATAGACGAAGAAAATTTAATAAAGTTTATAATTGATCATTCTTTAAGTTTAGAGATTTGGCAGAAAAATATTCTTAATTTAATAATGAGTATTGAACAATATTTTTATCCGCAGAGTCAAACTAAAATAATGAATGAAGGATTTGCTTGTTTTATTCATTATCACATAATGGAGGAACTTTATAAAAACGGTGATATTGATGAAGGGTCCTACATTGAATTTATTAAACATCACACTGATGTTTGTTATCAACCTGAATTAACCTCTATTAACCCTTATGCCTTAGGATTTGAAATTTTTATGGATATTAAACGCTCTTGTTTATATCCCGATGAGGAAGATTATATTCATCTATCAACATCAGGGAGTAAAGATTGGATGGTTGAAATTAAAAATGTTGTGAAGTATTATAAAGATGAGAGTTTTATTACTCAATTTTTATCACCAAAAGTAATAAGAAAATTGGGATTATTCTCATATCACGATTCTAGTGAGTTTCCTTATGTTGAAATTACTGGTACCCAAGATGATTGTGATATTATGACAATAAGAGAACAATTGTGCAATTATTTGAAAAGAGAGAATTTTATACCTGATTTAGAAATTATTTCTTTTAATAAAGTAAATAATCGTGTTATTATTAAGTATAATAAATTTAAAAATAGAGAAATTTATAATTTTGATATTTTTGAAGAAGTTTTTAATGAACTAACAGGTTTAACTGTTAATTTAGAGGAGAGTGAGAATGGCTTATAATGTGAAAGTAATTAAAAAAGAAGATGATAAAGTTGGTAAAAGTCAAAAGGGAGAATATCGTTATACCTCTTTAACAATTGATTATGAAGGGAAAATTTCTGAAAGGAAAATTCTATCAACATCATTTCAAAGATATCCTGATCTAAAAGGGGAATTAGAAAAAGTAAAAGATGGTATGACTATTGGGATAGAAACGCAACAAAATGGGAATTATAAAGAGATTAGTAAAATTGTTTTATCACCAATTACTCATAGTAAAACTATTATTCCTTCTGAATCTAGGGATATTTCTATACAAGTAATGAATGCAATGAATAATGCATGTCAGACATTAGGGGAAGGAATGGTGACAGTCAATCAGATTGAACAAAGATCCTGGGAATTAGTTTTATTGGGGGAGAGACTCAAAAAACGATTAGCTGATGGAGATCATCTAAAAGATAATATATCTCCTCCGAATGATCCATCTGTTAATACCGGTTCATATGAAGAAGAGGAAGTTCCTTTTTGACCCTTTTAATTTTGGAGAACTGAATTATGTTAATAATTGATGGAGATCTTTATGTTTATAAAGCTGGATTTGCCTATCGGGGCAAAGAGATTGGTCATAAATTAATTAATAGGAGGACCTCAGAAATTGTTGACCTTGGTAATGTATCTCTGATAAAAGCTAAGAAATTTTGTAAAGAAAATGGGTATGTCAATTCTGATTGGAAATTAATTTATTATAATAATCCTTTTCCTTTACATTTTATATTGGGTAAATTAGATGAGATTATTCAGTCACTATTGAATAAATTTGCGAATCACGAATATCAAATGTTTATAACCTCTTCGGATGTGAGTAATTATCGTTTTAACATTGCTACAATAACCCCTTATAAAGGTAGTAGAAGGAAGTGTGTAAAATGTTTTGAACGTTGTAAATCTGAATTTGATAGAAATAAAAAGGTAATTTTAATTTGTAAAAATTGTGGGGAGGTTGATAAGGAAGCAACTGTCCAGGATAAGCCTGAATATTATGAGGAAATTAGGGATCATCTGATTCAGCGATGGAATGCAGAATTAGTGCATGGTCAAGAGGCGGATGACGCTGTTAGTATCCTTGCAAAAAAATTATCTAATGATATTGATAGTAATCCTATAATGGTTCATATTGATAAAGATATTAATAATACTCCTGGAGTTCATTATAATCCTGATAAAGAATTGTTATATACAATTGATTATTCAACATCTATTAAAAATTTTTATACTCAATTTTTATTAGGGGATCGGATTGATTGTATTCCTGGAGTAATTGGAATTGGACCAGTTTTAGCCGAAGAAATATTTAAAGAGTGTTTTGTTTCTTCTGATTATGAACAGATTATTATGGAAATATATCAAGGTGAATATATTTTTAGTAAAAGACCACCAAAAAATAGGATGAATTTAACTCCTAACGAGGCATATCAAAGATTAGTGGAAATAGGGCAATTATTATATATTAGACAAGAGGAGAATGAATTATGGAGACCAACAATACCGCAACCTTAGAAGAGATGGAAATTCCAGATGATTGGAATGATGATTGGGATCTCTGGTCAGAATCTCTTTATGATAATGAAGAATGGTGGGAGCAATTTGATAAAGATAATTATTTGAAGGAGTTAGAATGACATCACCTCAATATGCTAAACAATTAGGTCGAGAGGGACAGAAGAAAGTAAAAGAGATTTTACTTCGACGATTCCCACATCTTGAAAATGATGATATTTATTCTAGACCAATGGGATCTCCTGGAGAGGATTTAATGTTATCTCCTAGAGCGAGAAAAGTACTTCCTTTTGATATTGAGGTGAAATATGGGAAACAAATTAATTTAATTAGAGCTTGTCAACAGGCATCAGTAGAGTCTAGAAATAAAAAATACACCCCTCTTTCTGTTGGATGTTATCGATTAGAAAAGCCTCACCAGTGGTATTGTTGTTTGAAATTGGAGGATTTTTTAAAACTTTTAGTTTGTAGGGTAGGAGATTAATAATGACTAATATTGGATTGAAGACTATAACCCAAGAAGAATTAGATAAGGTTCTTAGTAATCATGAGACTTGGTTAGATTCTCATGGGACTAAGGGGACTAGGGCTGATTTATCTTATACAGATTTATCTAATTCTGATTTATATGATTCTAATTTATCTCATTCTGATTTATCTAGGACTAATTTATCAATGACTAATTTATATAATACTAATTTATCTAATTCTAATTTATTTAATTCTAATTTATCTGATTCTAATTTATCTAGGTCTGATTTATCTAATTCTAATTTATCTTATTCTAATTTATCTAGGTCTGATTTATCTTATTCTGATTTATCTAGGTCTGATTTATATGGGGCTAATATTTCCAATATAATAGGTAAAAGAATCATTACATTTCAGGGTAATAAAGACTTCGCTTATTATGTTGATGGATATATTAAGATAGGGTGTGAATATCATACCTTAGACTATTGGATTAAGAACTATGAGAGGATTGGTACTGAGGCTGAGTATAGTTCTGAGGATATTGAGTCTTATGGTAATTGGATTAAGAGTATTAAAACTGAGGGTTAGATATGAAAAAATTTATATTAGGATGTTTTTTCTTTTGTATTTCACAATTGGCACAAGCGCAAATCTCAATACAAGAGTTAGATAAAATCTATAAGACTATAATTATAAAAAATGGACTGATACAACCCGTATCTAAATCTATTATTAATTCAAATATAATACAAGCGATGGTTACTAAAGGAAATCATTTATTTATAACAGTGGGATTATTGAAATATTTATCTAAGCCTGAACTTGCTTTTGTATTATCACATGAATTGGCTCATATTAAATTCAAAGATCCATATCATAAGCAGATTGGGACTCAACAAGAAGATCGGGCTGATAAATATGGAAGTCAATATGCTAAAAAAGCAGGATATTCTGAATGTCAGCAGGCTTTATTTTTTATCCGATTATATCGATTATATGGGAATCAAGGAGGATTAAATGATACTCATTCTTCTAATTTAAAGAGATTTTGGAATATCTATAAGGGGTGTAATAAATGAAACATTTGGTAATACCCGATGTTCAGGCTAAACCTGGGGTCCCATTAGATCATTTAATTTGGATTGGAAAATATATTCTTCTTAAAAAACCAGAGGTTATTATATGCCTAGGGGACTTTGCGGACATGGAAAGTTTATCTAGTTATGATAAAGGGAAAAAAAGTTTCGAGGGTCGTCGTTATAAAGAGGATATTAATTCAGCAAGAACTGCTATGTCAAACTTGTTAACTCCAATTAATGAATATAATAAAAAAATGGCAATGGGTAGACATAAACAATATAAACCAAGAATGGTTCTTACCTTAGGAAATCATGAACAACGTATTGAGAGAGTTACGGAGTGTCAACCTGAGTTTGATGGGGTTATTCATTATAATGATCTTCCTTATAACGAATGGGAAGTTTATGATTTTTTAGAACCGGTTGAAATTGATGGAATCACTTATGTCCATTATTTAGCAAATCCAATGACAGGAAAACCATATAGTGGGACTGCTGCTAATCAAATGTTAAAAGCTAGAAAGAGTTTTATAGTTGGGCATAAACAAGTATTGGATGTTCATACTAGTTTTTCATTAGATGGTCGCCAGCAATGGGGGATAATAGCGGGGTCGGCATATCTGCATGATGAGTTATATAAAGGTCCTCAAGGGAATAATCATTGGAGGGGTATAATTATGTTACATAATGTAGTTGATGGGTCTTTTGATCCAATGTTTATTTCATTAAATTATTTAAAAAATCGATTTGTAGCTAGCTAATAAGACACAAATCGATTTGTGTAACCTAAATTGAATAACTCAAGACACAAACAAGATAGAGTCTCATAGAGAGAGGAGAATTAAAATGGGGATATTTTCTAATATAATTGACTTTTTAAAATCAGTCACATTAAAAGATCAAATTAATCCGACTTTCATTTATAATGAGGTCAATGATATAAATGATAATTATCAAATTGGTCTTTTAACTAAAAAGTATGAGTGTAGTAATAAGGGCCCTGGTTATATTTCTAATGGTTCTAAGTGGGGAGATCCGGGTGGTGATAGTTATGGGAGTTATCAATTAGAAACTAAAAAAGGTACTATGCAAGAATATTTAACAAGAGTGGATGATAAATTCACCGAGGCTTTACGAGCTTTGAAGATCAATAGTGATTCCTTTAAATCAAAATGGAAAGATATTGCTTTAAAGGATCCTGTTGGGTTTGAACAATCACAATTTAATTATCTTGCTAATAAAAAAAATGGTTATTATGATGGAATAAAATATGCCAAAAATCTTGGATGGAATACGGATAATTTAGCAATGAAATCGGCCATCTTCTCAGCGGTAAACCAATCTGGAGGATGGAAAACATTTTTTGATAAGACAGGAATAATAAAAACAGATAGTTTAGATGTACAAATAAATAAATTATATGATGCCCGAGCCAATTATTTCAAAAAATTAAATTTGACAAAAAATGTAAAAGATTCTATTATTAAGAATAGAACTGTGGATGAAAGAAAAGATTGTTTAACATTAATAGGGAGAAAATAATATGCCCATTTATGAATATTATTGTTCACTATGCGATAAAACATTTGAACGATTCCATAATATGAATTTTAAAGGGGAATTTAAATGCGACAAGTGTCAAAAGGTAATAGAGAGAATTTTATCTTCTTCTTATGTATACCCAAATGGATTTAAATATAAGGAGAAATAATGTCCAAAACAAATAGAAAACATAATCGTCATAAAACTAGGAGCCCTTCAGCTAAAGCATATAATTCCGAAGGGCGTTACTTTAAAAATAAGAAAAAGAGGTTAATAAGACATTTAAAAGTCCACGTTGCGGATAAACAGTCTGAAAAAGTTTATTTGGAGTTATGATGAAATATTTATTTATTATTGGATCAATTTGTACAATACTTAATTTTTTATGCAATATCTTTTGGCATTTTAATTGAGGAGAAGGTGATGAGCAAATTCCATATTTTAGTGGGCTTATTTTTAGGACTAGTATTGATAAATAAGGTGATGGCCGATCAATCATGCATATTAGTTTGTGATCAAATTGGAACAACAACTTATTGTCATAATATTTGTGTTGATTATTAATATATTTTGGAAGGAGATTATAATGGATAATAAAAAAGTAAAAGTGTATTTAACCAATGGAAGATGTCTTGTTGTGAATGAGATTCAACATATAAGTGATAATGATAAAGTCTTAGTGATTGAAACATTGACTACAGGTTATAATATTTTATTGAATCATGTTTTATATATTGAGTATGATCCTCGTCAACATGAAAAAAATAATCATATTGAAGAAGGAGTAGTTCTTGATGAAAATAAATAACCAGAATTTTGATTCAAATAAAAAACTCCATGTTTATATAGTTCTTAAATGTTCTGATTGTGTTGATAATAATGAACGAATAATATCAATTTTTTTACAAAAAGATATTGCTGAGAGGCAAAAAGAATTTTTATCTACTCTTTATCCAAATAGATATTATGCGGTTTTAAAGAAGACTATCAAGGGTAAATATGCGAGAGAATTAAGTTTATATTACTCTTTTTTAAATTCAGATGAGGGAGGGAATCATGGAGAATAATGATAAAATGAATCAAGTCAATAGTATAGAATATCCTAAAGAATTTCATGATGTATTTAAAGTTGTAGATATGGGGGCGAATAAATATTCACCAAATGGGTGGTTAGATCCTAGTGGAAAGGGGCAAAGTTATAAAGAGAATCATGATAGTATGTTTCATCATTTATCTAAATCTTATTCTGGGGAAAGAACTGATCCAGAGTCTCAATTAGATCATTATCTACATCTTGCATGTAGAGCATTAATGGCCTATACTAGACTCAAAAGAGGGATTAAATATCCAGGAGAATGACTATGGGTCAAATTAAAAATTCTTTTTATTTTATGTATTTATTGTAGGGATTAGTTCCTGTTTTTTAGGAACAGGAGCTTTCTTTATCATTATAGGAAAACATTACAATCTTGGTTTTTAGGCTATTCCCTGGGATTTATGTTTATATATACAGGATTATCATTTTCGAGGCGGATCAAGATACTTTGATCAAAAAATCTTTGTCAAAGACGAATCGTCATGGGGAAAAGCTCTCTATGTTGGTGACTTAACATACGTTGATATTTCACAAAGAAAACTTGCAGAAGTCAATTATGGACACACTTAAAAAAATGAAGAAGTGTTGAAATTTGCTTATGAAATAAAGAAAAAATACGAACAGTGTAATATTGCTTTCTCTAATTACTTCCCAAACTCTTAGCAGCAGCAGGAATAGCCCCTTTCAGTATAGTCTTTAATACCGCCTTAACAATACCATCTTGACCAGTTTGAGCTAATTTGCCGCCTGCAAGCTTAATCAACAATTTCGCAGTCCTAGGGCTTGTCATAGCCATACTTAGTGCCTTAGTAACTGCTCCTACTCCTAACATCTTCCCTAATCCTGCAAACCCCCAAATAGCCAGTCCCGAGAGAACCGACCCCGAGCCTCCTACCCAATTAGAAAGGCTTGTAGAGGATAACTTAGATGTTTTAATCATATTATCAGCTCTTACTAACAAGTTTTGTAAACCCTTAATCTTCATTTGTTCAGCTTGTGGCAACATGTCAATGGTCTCACCTAACTTATGTATTCCTTGACTAAACTTACCTAAATCTAACATATCTTTATTATCTAAAGATGTTCTAAAAACCTTATTAACTATCGCTTTACTAAATGATTGTTGTCCCTGTGGAGACAAAGCGTCCATAACTTTCTTTGTAAGAACTGGCCTGTCATTTTGAACTATTTGATTTAATAACTCATCAGCATCTTTTTTACCAGACAGAACTTTATTTAAGATATTAATGTTTTGAAAAGGGGCTTTTTCTGTCATAAAGACATTTCTCGCCTTAGTTAATAAACTACCAAATCCTTGATTCAATCCTCCAGCAGACTCTAAATCAGTGTCTAAAGAAGATTTTATTTGTTTTAATATTGGAGATAATCCTTCTGGGTCATCTGTTAGTTTAATAGATGAAATTTTCTTTCTTAATAAATCAAAAGACTTGGCAGGAATTGAACCAGTGGGCAGATCAGCTAAATCTTGTATAACTTGACCTGCTTTAGAATTACTCATATCGGCTGATAAAATACCAGCATCTTTTAGTTGATTAACCTGAGCTAGAGCATCCTTTGCAACAGTTTGGGTATTTTGTAGTGGAATGTCTATTTTATTTTTACTAGCAAAATCAAGAGCATCAGAATAGGCTTTATTTGTATTAATCGTGGCTTCATCATAAGATGATTTAATAGCATTATTTAATTCTTCTCCTAAATCCACTTTAGATTGATTTCCAACTCCTATATCATTTAAAATATCATTGGTATAATTTTTTAATACATCAACTTGCTTATTTATCCCTCTTTTAGCCCCTATAACAGGTAATCTACCAAGGACATCTTCAGTGCCCTGTAAAAATGAATTGCCCGTAACACTAGCAGGGGTGGTCAACAAGCCTTTATCGGCAGATTGTACTGCCTCCTCAATGGGTGTAGTAAATAATGCCTTAGCGCCCTTCTGTAGGCCTTTGGAGAGCACTTCCCCCCCACTTTGAAATGCTGCACCTAAATAACCAGAATTAATTGCATTACCAATTCTTGATTCTCCTGGGTTTACATACTCTTGACCACCAGACAAGAAAGAAGCGGCAGCAGTTTGCAATAATCTTCCACCATAATCAAGAGCTTTTGCCGCTAAGATTGGTTGAGTTCCAGGGGATGTTATTGTTGCTCCTATCTTTGACCCCACATCTGTTATAAATCCTGATATTGGTGAGTTCTGCATAGCTTGTTGATAATCTCTCTTATGAATAGCTTGTTGATTAGCTAAATTCTGTTGAAAATTATCTATATCAGATTGTGGAATCTCTGGTAATAAAGTTTTTTCTCTGTCGATACCAAGTGTTGAGAGAATATTAGTGTTTAATTTATCTATGCCGCCCATTACGTTAGATAACATTTGTAATCCACCATTAGCAACATTAGCAAAATTTCTATTAATAATATCAATATTGTCCATGAATGTAGATTGATTTATTTGTCCAGGAAATTGAGCGGGAATCTCGGATTGTTGAGCTGGAGAACTCGGATTACTAATAAACGGATTAAAAGGGTTCTCATCAGACGATTGCTGAGATGATAATCCAGGAGGATTATTTACTTCTGAAGATTGAGTAAACTGTAAGAATGGGTTTTGATCGTCCATTATTTAATTCCCCATTGATGAAGTGTCGGGTTCATAACCAAATGTACTTTTAAAATATTCTCTATTTTTTGGAGTATTATTGTCATAAAGATATTTTACTGCCTCTGGAGGAGCTGATTTATAATATTGAATAGAGTTCTCAGGTAATGAGTTATTTTGTAATTGAGTTCTATAAAATAAATTGGTTTCATTTTGTCTTTTTTCATAAACATTACGAATAATACCGGTCATTTTGCTAATATTATCAATCTCCCTAGGAGTTAAAACTACCTTATCCCCTGTACCTAAAGATTGAATGTATTTAAGTGCTTGTGCCATTTCTCCTGAATTAGATGCAGTTCTATTAATATCTTGATCTGACATCACTCCCGGCCCTGATAATGCTTTAGCAAAAGCAAACTGTAACGTTTGTTGAGCTGTTGGATTTGTAGGATCAACTTTTAAACTCTGAAGTGCGGCGTCAACTTTAGTATTACTGGTTTGAAAATCTGCATAACTCCTTGATCTATTTTCATAATTTCTAGTGATACTGGTTAACAATTGCTGTTGCATATTATTATATTCTATTTTATTTTTAGCCGTTGCTAAATTTTGATTTTCTTGAGAGTATTTAGTCTGTTCAGCCTCATTCTTCAGTTTTATAGCTTGATAATTAGCTGCATCTGCCTGATTTAATAAATTCTTTAAAGAGGGGCTATTTTCTACTGTTTCTCCTTTTTTCACCCTTGCTTCAATATCCGCTTGAAGTTTTCCTGAAGCACTCTGTGCAATAGTTGCATTCTTATTAGCATCATAAAGTATTGCAGCAGGAGTAGATAAAGACATCCCTAGGGCCATTTTAGAAACAGCTTCTTCATTGAGTGTATTTGGTAAACTGGGATCAATTTGTTTAGCAACCGGTAAAAGTGCCTGATATGTATCTTCTCTTTGATCTGAAGGGGTTTTCAATAGAGTTGCCCCTATTCCCCCTAATAATTTATAACCTTCAATCAAAACTTGATTCTTGTCATTAGAATGAGCTAATTTATAAGTTTCATTCTCCATCATAGCAGTATCAAGTTCAGATTTAGATTTCTGCATTTCAAGAGCTAAGTCAGGAGCCGCACCTTGTAAATAATCAATAACACCATTAAAACCCCCATCTCGGGCCGCTAATGACATCCCTGATTGGATTGCCATTTGGCGTTGTTTATCATATCTGTCCCAACTGAACTTCTCTTCTGCAATAGATTGGGTGGAATTAGCCCTCTTATTAGCATCGGTCTCAAAACCGAGTTGCTTAGAAGCTAAGTATCCCTCCACCCATGACTTGTCAACTCCATAAGGAACAGGTAAATTACCTTGTTGAACCTGAGGAGATAAATTCATTGTATTCGCGGATAAATATCCATTAATTTTTCCATCATATGGATTAGGATTATCAGGTGTCGGTTGAGGTAATTTCCCACCTTGCGAATTTATATTAGGATTATCATTTTGATCTTGATAGATCGGTAGTTGTGATATAAAAGACATTATTTATCATCCCTCTTAAATAGTATACCAGGCTTGTGTATTAGGATTATAAGATGGCCATCCATTCCCGGATAACATTCCACCAGAATTATTATAAGCAAATCCTGCTCCATAATTTTGATTCTGGGCTATTTGATAACCAAATTGATTATTGGCTAAATTTAAATATCCTGCCTGTATGTTGTTTTGAGCCGCATCTTGTTGTTGTTTAGCATCTTGAGCATGTTTCTGAGCTATAGCTTGATTCTGTGCGTTAGCATTGAAAATATTTGATTGTTGAGTTACTTGCCCTGCATTGGTATAGGAATTATATTGTGCTTGACCGATATTTTGATAAGCACTCAATAATCCAGATCCAAGATTTCCATATAATTGGGCTAATGATCCCCCTTGTGCCATATAATTATTTGCTATCTGTGATAAGGCCGTATTTCCTGCACTCATCAAAGGGCCAAGGTTATTGAGGAAATTTTGATAATAACTAGAAGCTAAATTCTGATTAAATTGAGATAAAGCTGCTCCAGTTCCTCCACTATTTAGCCCACCTGCTGCAGCAGCAGCTCTATTAATCGCCTGTTGACCTTGCAACGCTTGAAATTGATAACCAGGAGTATTTTGGAGTTTATTATTAATTTGTTCCCCTGTATAACCTTTATCCATTTCAGGTGTATAATTTTTTCCAAATTCATTAATAAAACCTTGAACATCTTGCTGTTGTGATGAAACTGATGATGCATTTGCGTTTTTAGATGCTAACCATTGATCATAGGCGGCTTGACTTGATTGTGCTTTTTGTTGTTCAGAGGCCAGAAATGGGGTTATGTAATCTGTTCCACTCTCAGCAAATTGTTTAGTAGCTCCTCCATAGGCTTTTGATTTTAAAAGGTCATTATATTGATTCTGTTTAAAATTCTGAAATTCAACACTATTTGTTGCAGCTTTGATTCTTTGCGATAAAGCATCTTGTCCATAAAGATTGAACTGATCCGGATGTTCTCTCAATGCTGTCTGATATTCCTCAGGAGTAACATCTGTAACAGGTTTATAAATTACTGGTGCAGGGGTTGTAAAAGAATTGTTTTTAGCAATTTGTCCTTGAAGAATGGGGATTTGATCCATAATTTGTTGTTTTGCTTGTGCCCTTTCGGATGGATCAAATATTGATTCTGCATTTTGCATCTGTTGAACTAAATCATTATAACCTGCCCCGCTAATTCGACTATATAAATCACTCGTCTGATTTGCAGTTGGCGGATTTAGTCCAAGCATTCGCATATATTCCTGAGAAGCGGGAGTTCCCTGAGCAACAATTTGTCCTAGTTGTTGATTCGATTGTTTAACAGTATTATTTACATTATCAATTGCAGATTGAAAAGCATTTTGATATAGACTGATTCCTTGCAATGATTGATTATTATAAGCCTCTGCAGCCTGAGAAAAATATTTAATTGCATTTGAAGGATCAACCTGAGCAACTGACAATTCATCATTAGCCTTTGTTTTCTTTTGAATAACAGCTTTTGAGATACCAGGGACACCCGTATCAGGTCCAATAGGGGCTGGATCTCCCATAATGGCTTTTGCCGCTAATCCCCCTAAAACACTCCCTAAAGCACCAATAGCAGGTCCCTGTAATTTATATTTATGATAATTAAACCCGAACATTCTTCTTCTCACTTTTTAGATCAAGACCATAGATATAGATACCAATCAACTCTTTTCTCCATACCTGACAATTAGTAATATGCCCCTCTTTCTTAAAACCATGTTTTTCACACGCTTTAATTGCATGAATACAAGAATCTGATACAAAAGCAATTACCTTTCTTATTTCTGTCTGTTTGATAAAATGTTCATAAAGGAAAGTATAAATCTCGGATAAAACCCCTTTACCATGATATTTACTTGACACATAAGGGTGTATGCAAACACAAATATCCGTAAAATATTCATATTTAAGAATACAAACTAAACCATCATCATTTTCTAAACCAATGTAATATGAACCTGGAACTAAAGAGTATTTTCCTTTTTCATGCATATAAATTAATTCTTTATCACTAAATCCCATATATACTAATTGAGGATCATTAATGATAAAATCTGATATTTGTTCTTTTGTTAATTCAATAAAATTCATAATTAAAACTTAATAAGAGCGTGTAAAATCATTGAAGGTTGTATAGTATTATGACCAGTTCCACTTCCCGATGCAGCCGTAGAAGTACTAATAACACTAGAGGTTGTTCCTGAATTAACTGTGGTAGTCCCAGAACTTCCAGTACCATTATTAATAATTAAAGGGGTATAATTTGGGGAAGTATAAGTATAGGTATGTGTATGACTTGGACCTTCAGCAATCGATAAAGAATGATTTTCTTCACCACCAATATTACCAAGTGAATTACCTATTGTCCCAGTTCCTGTTCCACCTGAACCCATCCTAACTCTTCTACTTAAATTAGGTAAATTAAAAGTATTAACACCATCCCCAGATCCGAAAGTTGTCCCAATTGCTGCAAATAAATCAGAGAAAGAAGCTCTACTAACTGCAGAACCATTACAAAGAAGCCATCCATCTGGGATAGATCCCCCAGCATAGTCTAATATTATCCCAGGAGGAAAAGAGGTACTAACCCCTGGGATCGGTTGAAATGTAACCGCCCCTGATCCATTTGTAGTTAAAACAGTTCCACTTAAACCATCAGAAGAGGGAAAAGAATAGGACCCAGAATCACTAGAAAAAGTAATAGCCCCCGATCCTTTAGTAGAAAATTTCATATTCACTGAAGATTGGGGACCCGTTACGGATAGAATAGGACTAGAATTATTAGCATTACTAATAATAAAATGATCATTTGCGGAAGAAACATATGTATAATCCAGAAGGATATTACCATTAGGATCAATAACAGTATTTCCGAATCGACCAATATTGTCAGCAACCCAGATCATAGAACCATGTCCAGTATCTGGATCAATATCTGAATTTTCAGCTACAAATTTAGATGGCCCTGAATAAACTATTGAAGCTCGTCCCGAAGCATCTAAAGTATAAGGATTATCAATTGGATTCATCTGATTGATTGCATCAGAGATAGTTGAGTACATATCCCGTAAATTATCACTTTCAGCGTCATAACACCAAATTAAACCTCCCTGAACAGGAACCCCATTACCATCAACAACTTGGAGAATTGGATCTCCTAAAAAATCTATTTGTGCCATTAAGTTCTCTCTACTATGATATCAGCCCGAAGATCAATAATTGCATGATCAATGGGGGCTGTTATTTTAAATAATAATATCCATTGATAAGAGGTCCCTCGTATATTCCATATTAATCGTTTCATATACTCACCCGTAGATCCAATAGGCCGTAACTCTTCATTTGACCAAGTATAACCACCATCATTAGAAAATTGCATCATTACATTCGCCATTGATGAATATCCGGTTAGACTGGTACTTCCTGTTTTCACTTTTAATTCAATGTCATTAACCCCAATTAATTTAAAATCCGGATCTTCATAATGAGGAGTAGTAAAAATTCTCGTAATCAAATCACCATTATCATCATAAATAGTTGATGATAATAGATAAATTTTATTATCACGTATTCCCCCACTAATAATTAAACCATTATATGTATCACAGTATTGATTCAGTGAGTGTTCTAAAGTACCTAATTCAGAATTAGTATGATTACGTTCATGCCAAGTCTCAGTTGTAAAATCCCTTACCCATGTCTTTTTAGCGGCGGGAAAAGTTACTTCATACATGACATGACCACGATCAACATAAGTCATTCCAATTGCATCATTCAAAAGCGGGTAGGTTGCTAATTCAGCATCTAATTCTTCGGTAGAAATTTTTTTAAGAGTGTACCCTGTTGATTGATCCCGAAATAAATTAGATACGTCAGATTGGACAATAAAACCTCTGGAATCAACCCATACTAATAAATCACTAACATTCGTAACCGAATAAGGGGCTAAACAGCCAATATTAATATCAGACCCAACTCTCTTTGTAAAAGGAGGTCCGACCGGATTCCCATTATCATACCAGACTTCAATAGAATTACTACCAAAGAGCCATAATTCACTTTTACTTTCAGCCATAGCAACCAATAAGTCAGGCTTTGATTCAGCAGCAGCTACATCTAAGCCATTCCAAATTCTCCCCTCATTTGGTTGTGAAAATTGAAATTTTTGAGTGTCAGAATTATTAACTATAAAATAACCATCAATATAAACAACATGAGATCCTCCAACAAAATCAGTATCAGTAATTTGCTGAAATTGCTCAAAAGGGAGAGATGAACTAAATACACCCGGATTAACTGATATACCATTGACTCCAGAGACAAACCCAGTTCCAGATTCTGTAACTACTATTGAAGTGATCCCATCTAAAGCTGTAAGAGTTAATAAACCTCCTTGATATGAGGCTTGCACTTTAGTTGTGGAAGAATGGGTATTTATTGTTGATACTAAAGTTAATGGATTTAAAGATGTACTTACTGAAAAAGAACTATAAATTGATACACCATTTATAGTTAATGTGTATGTATTGCCAGAGGATCCTCCTATTGGTCCAAGAGGAACAGTTCCTGCAAATATGAAATTATAGATATACCCATCAGTCCCATCTAATAAAATAATCTGTGTTGGATTATTAGTCCCAATTACTGTTCCTGAAGAACTATTTAAAGTCCCAATTGTTGTTAAACTCACATTTAAAGAATATTGGTCAATATCTGCAGAGATAAATTTATTTCCTACAACAAAATAAATAATATCATTAATTTTTTTTACAAAACGGATTGGACCTTCTTCTTCAGGATCTGAAATTAAACGAGATCCCATAGTTGGTAATAAAGTTATTTTTCCTCGTCCATTTTCACCAGAGGAGGTAGGAAAATAATTAATACAAAGTTGATAATTAGTAGGTCTGGAAGGATGTTTATGCGACCCACTAGGTAAAGGTAATTGCATTTATCTCCCCCATCCTTCACCACCATTATAAGACGAATATCCGCTTCCTTCGTAATATGGTTGTAATGTTAAACTGGTTATTTCTTGATCCCAATCTAATAGATTTTGTAACATCTCACTAGCCATAGGTAATAAATATTGGGCCTTAGCCTCTTTTCCAAATATAGAGGCAATTCGAATAGCCAATTGATACGTAAGGGGTTCAAGCCATTCTGAAGGAAAGTCAAAATTATTATTAACCGAATATAAGTCATCTATTAATCTTTCATAAGTAATTTGGATGCGTTTTGATGCATCTAATGGTCTAGGCCAAATATAAAATCGACCATTTAAGTCTTTAGGGACATACATACCTTGGTTTGGTAAAGTAGAAGTAACCGTTGTCATTCCTACATTAAAATATGTTTGATAAGATACTAGTGTTAAAGGTGTTTCAACTAAAGATGTCCCTTCATTCCCCAGATCAATACCAGTCAATGTTCGAGCATCTAAAATTCGTAAAGGTTTAGAAGCTAATTGAGAATAAGAATATACTAATTGATTAGAACTAATTTCCAATGGTAAACCTGGACCCGGTATATTAACAGTAATAGAATCAGGGATTGAACTGATCGTAGTCCAATAAATATACCCATCATCTTGTACAATTCCTATAGGATCATCAATAGACATACCTTCGGTTGATTTAACAACTAAAGATGTTTCTCCTAAAACTGAATCAGACGCTAAACAAGTAGTCACTGATAAATCTTTTAAAACAAATTTAGCAGAAGATCCAAGATCATACTGTCCAATATAGGGTTCTAAAAACAATAAACCTTCCTCTTTGGTCCATAAATGAAGTCCTTTAGACTGCCATGCTTTTACCATTTTATTTAGAATATTATTACAAACTGTAATATCTGCAGCTTGGGGAATCCTCCCAACAGAATTGCAACCAATTAATGATAATGCATCTAAAATCAAATCATTACGAGTCTGGGAAAAATTAGTTGATCCTGATACTGCCATTATCTCATTCTCCTTGCAGCAATAAATCCATATCCACTACATGTACTAACAGCAAAGGTAACATTTGCCACTAAATAAACAGTAGTAGTTCCGGATAATTTCAAAACGGTTGGTGGGATATCTGCAATTGCTATTCCACCTGCAGGAAGAGCAGCAGAAGAATATGATCGCCCAGCTCCAGCAGATCCAATAGATCCAGGGAAAGTCGCCAAAGTATTACTAGTCGTATTAATACCACAATTAACGATGCTTGTTGTGGTCGTTCCCGCGGGATTAGTTCCAACAGCTCCCCAAACATTCCAATCCCCTGCTGTTAAAGATATCGATGTGATGTCTTTTGATGTACCAGAAGATAAAGAAACAGCTGAGCCAACAGCAACAAAACTCGATATAACTTCACCAACACTTCCTGCGGCTGCATCATCATTAGTAGTTGTTCCTACTATTCCCGTAGTCGAAGAAAAAGTAATACTTGGGACAGTATTAATTGCTTGCCCCGTCATTAACATCGTTCCAGTCGCATCAGGGAGGGTTATTGTCCGGCTAGCGGACGTATCTGACATTGTAAATGTCGTACTGTGCTGCTGTGAAGTTCCACTAAATATTTTAAATGGACTACTAGAGGTAGTTAATACTTTGCATTGGCCAGTCCCTTTCATACTCAAATTCATGCCAATATTTGAATCAGATCCTGCAACTGACATATGTGGATCATTTGCTGTTGCGCTATTTAATATAGATAAATAATTCACAGCACTAGCAGTAGCACTAGTTCCTAACATAGCATTACCATTAGCATCATTAATCTGAGCTATAATAGGAGTAGCTATAGTAGGTCCAGTAGCTAATACAATATTACCACTGCCAGTAGAACTATTACCTAATAAAGTCATAGTCCCTGAAGCATCTGGGACTGTTATAGTCCTCGTAGCAGATGTATTAGAAAATGAAAAAATAGTGCCATGTTGATATCCAGTCCCACTACTTATACTAATAGGAGTATTACTAGTAGAAGAAAGGCCGATAATACCTGATCCTTTTGATATTACATTAATACCAATATTTGAATCAGATCCAATAGAACTAACAGCAGGAGCTGAACCAGTTACATTATTTGTTAAATTAACATAATTAACCGAGCTAGAAGTTGCCGACATCCCTAACATAGCATTACCATTAGCATCATTAATCTGAGCTATAATAGGAGTAGCTATAGTAGGTCCAGTAGCTAATACAATATTACCACTGCCAGTAGAACTATTACCTAATAAAGTCATAGTCCCTGAAGCATCTGGGACTGTTATAGTCCTCGTAGCAGATGTATTAGAAAATGAAAAAATAGTGCCATGTTGATATCCAGTCCCACTACTTATACTAATAGGAGTATTACTAGTAGAAGAAAGGCCGATAATACCTGATCCTTTTGATATTACATTAATACCAATATTTGAATCAGATCCAATAGAACTAACAGCAGGAGCTGAACCAGTTACATTATTTGTTAAATTAACATAATTAACCGAGCTAGAAGTTGCCGACATCCCTAACATAGCATTACCATTAGCATCATTAATCTGAGCTATAATAGGAGTAGCTATAGTAGGTCCAGTACCAAAGACAGCAAATCCAGTTCCCGTTTCATCAGTTAAAAATGCTCTTAAATTAGCACTAGTTGGTGTTGTTAGGAATGTGTTAGCAGCAGCAGTAACTTGAGTCAAATAACGAGTATTAACCCCAGAATCAGTTACAGAAAGACTACTAGGATTATAATTAGGTGCTATAACAGTTAAACTACTATTGGCGGTTATATATATTGATGGAGTAGAGATTGAAGATAATAAAGAATTATTCTCAATAAATGTATCAGTTGCATAATCAAGATAAATTAATCCTAAACTGACAGCAGAATGCCCATTAATATTATTTCCAGTTATAGAACAATTATGAATACTTTTTCCTGAACTTCCCGATAATACTATAGAGGATGTGATAGATCCAGAAATAACTTCTATTTGATTATTAACAATTCTTACATTTTGAGCATAATCACCAATAAAAATAGAATATTTATTTCCGGTTAATAAACAATTATCTTGGATAGATAAATTAGCAGAACCATTTTGAAATGCAGTAATCGTTATACAATTATTACTGGATCCGCTAACTCCATCAATCAGATTATTATTAATAACATTCCCATCACCCCAATGGCCAGTAGAAGTTAATCCACCAATTAAACCACATCGTCTGATGGAATTTTGAAAAAATGAATCTGTGGTTCCACCATCGTGATAAAAAGCATATCCTGAAGTAGGATACAACCAAAGATCTGAGAAAGAGGATTTATATAATGAATAACCATTTGTACAATCTACTAATAAAGCATTACTTAGATGAGTAGTTCCATCAGTAACACTGAATCTCGCCAATGATAAATAAACTCCACCAAAAGAGGCATAACTAACTTTAACCCCCGCTCTGTCAGAAGAAAAATAGCATTTTAGAATTGAACTACTTCCCTCCCCAATAAAACGTAATGGACGATTGATAATAATCGTATCAGTTATTTTATAGGTTCCTGGTGGGATATAGACATCATCATTAGCATTTAAACAAGCTTGAATGGCTGCCGTATCATCCGTTGAATTATCACCAACCGCCCCATATGCTTTAATACTTACGGGACAAGTTTTTCTTTGAGTAACCGCAGGAATAATTGTTGTGATACTTGGAACCCCTGATGCACTAGTTGCTAAAATACTATCATTTCCAGATGTTAAGCCCGAGACAGAATTACCAGTATTAGCATAATAGGCAAGTTGATTAGCTGTTCCGCTAATCACTTTACCATTGGCAACGGTTGGATCAACCCAAGTCCCATCTCCTCTCCAATAAGTAGAAGAGGAAGCTCCAGTTCCACTATTAAATCTAGCAATTGCTAGATTACCAGTTAACTGAGTCGCAGGAAAAGAAGTACAATTCGAAAGATTCCCACTGGCAGGAGTTCCAAGAACAGGGGATGATAAAGTTGGACCTGTAGCAAAAACTAAAGAACCGCTCCCAGTCTCGTCAAGAATTGCTGAGGATAAATTAGCACTAGTTGGGGTTGTTAAGAATGTAGAAATTCCTGATGCTAAACCAGAAATTCCAGTTGAAACTGGTAATCCGGTACAATTGGTAAGAATACCTCCTGTAGGAGTTCCTAAATTAATGTTTGGAAGCGTAGTACTCCATAAAACAGATGAACTTCCATCGGTCCTTAGAATAGAATTACTAGAAGTAGTAGTTCCAGAGAATTGAAATCCATTTAAGTTTAAATTAGCCGATAAATGAGGAGAAGGATCCATACTTAATGTTGGAGCAAAATTTAATGTACCAGTTATATTAGGATTTCCAATTTTTTGCCCTACAAAATAATCCCCAACCTCGGCATCCCCTAAATTAGAATCTATATGTAATTGTTTTATTGTATAATCAGGCATTTATCTCTCAATAATTAAATTATAATTATTTTGTGTGGCAGATAATTTATTTAAATCATTCTGTGTAGTAACAAGAAAATATGGTTCTGTGTATTTTGGAAAATAGGCGATATTAGATAAAGGAGATTCTCCTAAATTTGTTATCCTAGAAACACGATACGAATAAACTGACTCAATATCTCCAGAACTATCTAAATAATAAGTTGCTAAACTATTGGTGTTACTATTAATTACAGTATATATTTCAGTAACCCCATCAGCCCTATACACTCTGTAACCTAAGGTTAAAGCATTCCCCCAATATAAAGGTCCATCCCAAATAAGTTGGATATTAAGAGTTAATGGAGCAAGTGTAGCAATTAAATCCCTCGGCGCAGAACCAATTGTATCTTCATTTTCTAAATTAGTATAAGAAAAAAATGTTGATTCTGGACGGACATAGTCCTTCTTAACTAACAAATCTTCATATATTCTAATAGGTTTTATCTGAGGGTTTGTTTTATCGGCATCTGCCAAGCAAACAATCATATTATTTAATAGATTAAACCGATCTTGAATCTTAATTGTATCTTTAACTCGGAATTTTTTACCACAAACATCACATATAACAAATCGATTATCGATTCCAGGATAAATTTCACGGTTTCTACGTCTATTGATCAAATCTGTAAAACCCAAAGAAAAACAGTCACAATTTCCCCTGCACCAATTCCACTGGTAGTTAATAGAACATCACCAGTCGCCCCCGATCCTCTTGGATTAGGGACTCCTCCGAATTTACTCATATTTAACTTAGGTGAATTAACAGGATTAACAGAGACTATAGAACTATCAGTTGTCTGATCCCATTCTAAAGTTACTAAGGAATCTGATCCTGATATAGAATATCCCATAACTATACCCTTATTAACGTTATTAATAAAAGCAGAATTATCATAAACCACTAAATCAGTTTCATCCGCCCCAGAGATTGTTATTAAATTAACAATACTTTTATCATTTCCTGAACCAACTAATGTTCTTATTGTATGACTCATTAATGGCCCTCTTATGCAACTGTTTTAGAAAATTTCAACATAATTCCATAATAATCGTAGGCCGTTGTCGCAGCATTATTAGCCGTGACCTCAATTATATATTTACTATCGCTGGTTATATCAAAAGCAGGAGTTGTAATTGAAATATTACTAACATAAGGATTAGCTTGAGTTGCAGTAGATAATGATCCTGTCAAATCAACTGATGTTATTGATACGGCAGCATTATTAGAATAATCAATACGATCTAAAGTAATAGTATGAGCATCCATGGCCAATGTACCAATACTATAAATAACATCAAAACTATCTAATCGAAAACCTTTGGAAGCGGCGACTCGAATCTCAGGAGTAATATCAACTCCAATTATTGATGTCTCATCCCCAGCGGTATGTCTTTTAACATAATTCCCTTGAGCAATTCTAGTGGTTGTCCATGTTCCTGTACCAAAAGATAGAACATTGGATATCCCAACAAATTGTTGTCGAGCAATAATATTGGCCGAACCTGTATCTAATAAAATATTGGCTGTTGATGCGCCTGGATCGGGTAATGAAATAACTGATGATTGACCCATAATACTATTTCTTATAGTAGTATTATAAGCACCACCTGCATTTAATGCCTCAAAAATAAAAGTACCATTCGCGGCAGTTGAAGGATAGGATATAAAAGATCCAGCATCCCCAGATGATCCAGAAGTTATCGGACCTCCAGTTGCAGTAATACTGGTAGATGCAGTTATAGCCCCTGTAACAGATACTGCTCCAGTAATTCCAATGGCTCCAGATAAAGTAGTAGTACCACCAACAATTAGATTTCCACCAATACTAAAATTTGTACTAGTGTGACTTGTATTTGTCATTCTTTATACCTTTAAAATAGGGGGTATTAACCCCCAATTAATTATGCCCCTGGATTTCCCCATAAAGCTCTTTTATCTGTAACACCGAAAGAGACCCTGAAATCACACTTAAATCGCATTACATCAGTATCAAAATCAGATGTATCATTGGCCATATTTACATCTCGGCGAATAAAACGTTTTGCACCATTTGGGCAATCAGTTTTAATAAAATACGCATTAGTATCAGTTAAATAATGATTCACAGTATAACCTTCAGGAAGCATTCCTTTATAAGCTAATGCAGGTATATCTCTATCCATTGTAGCAGGACGCCATTGAGTATTCCCCAATAATCTCTCTGCTTCAAATTGTAATTGAATAGGAACAATTAATTTCTTTGCCATCACAGAAATTTTATTACTTGCATCATCAGTATATTGACCAATTTGATTAATAGCATTCTCTAATGATGCTTCTGAAAGTTGAGCGCCTGCAGCAGTATTAGAAAAAGTACCACCTTTTGACAATTTATTAGAGGCAGAAAATAATGCCACTCCATCGGGCCATAAATAACTTGAACTAAACCCCTGATTAAGAATAAAAGCTCCTAAATTCTCCATCGTCTGATTAGCACTAATACCTAAAGCCTGAGCTCTTGCATAAGACAGTTGTTCATAAAAATTATCTTCAATTGCCTCTCTTGAAATAGCATACCCAAGAGAATAAACAATATGACGATAATAATAGGACCATGCTTGTCCCATATCATCATATTTAATAGGTGCAGTTTCAGGTTTAACTCGGAACTGACCTAATCCATAATAATTAACATCTTCTTCAAAGTTTTTATCAGATGTATAATTATCAAAAATTTCAGACCATTCAGAAGGGTAACGATTATAACCCACACCAAACCAATCATTAACACCAGGCATTACCGCACGAGCGGCACTGGCAACAACATTAACCATTATTTATTTCCTCAAAATTATATATCAGTTAGATTAGAAGCACTGTCATTAACTTCAGTACTAAGATTCATTTGTACTAACCACTTAGCATAATCACCAACCGCATTCTGTGATCCATTATCTAATCTGGCAATACGGCAAGAACTTCCTGAGCCGATAGTTGAAGAATCAAGTTGTAATTTAGATAAACCAGTCTGAGCATCACCATCTAAATTAGTTATCGGGTCAATATAATCATCAACTGCCGCGACTGTCAAAGCTCCACCAACACTATCTTCTTGTATTCTATATAAAACCGAAGGGTCATCTTCAACCATCAAATATCCAGTATCAGTCGCTTCATAGCACAACTTATGTAAATTTGATGGAGTTACCTCAAAACCAACAACTACACCAGTACAGGCAGAAGCGGCAGAAGTTGCTTTAATTATTTCAGGGAAACCATTAGGATCAGTACAAGTAGTTATTACTACTCGGTCACCTTTACAAATACGAGTATTAGCGGCAGTTCCTTTATAATATCGATTTCCTTTACCAACATAACGATTTCCGTTAGCATGACATACGGGTTGAAAACCCATAGGTGCATTAACGTTTCCTACATCAGCCATTATTTAAAACCTCATTTATTATTAAATTTATTTTGTTTAAAATCTAAATCACCAGAATAATAAATATCAGGATTAGATTTTACTATATTTTTAGGATTCCAATCAGCAGCACGTTCATCATTTAATTTAGCTTTAGCCTGTTGATCTTCATAATAATCCTCTTTTCTTATTTTCATCCAAATTGCTGTAGCAGAACTTGCGCCAGGACGTCGATTTACAACTTCTCTAATAACAGTTCCTAAAGCATGATCATGTTGGACTCTTTGATCTCTAAGACTAATATCTTTCTCATTACAAGGGATATATCCAGCTCTTAAAAATCTTTCTACTTCTCCTGGTTTTTCTAGAACCTGATAAGGGATCCAACCTTCTTCAACTTGTATTCCTAAAGCATTTTGTTTATATAAGGGGGTTCTTCTTCCCATCTCTTTTTTAACAATCTCAACCTTTGATTTTTCTTCAGTTTGATCTTTCAAATTTATTTTCTGCTCTTCTTTCATTATCTATTATCCAATTCCATTAACTTTTTAATATAATCATCAATTGAAATCCCACGAGTCTTCAGTAAATTTCTCGCACAATTTTTTTGATATTCATCCAAATCATCAAAGGTGATTTTCTTCTTATGTGATGATTTAATCGCGCTTTGTTGTTTTCCCTCGACCGCATTAATAATTGGATCAGGATCCACTTTAAAATAATCTGGATACTTACCTTTCATGAACTCTTCCAATTTTTCAAAATGTTTATCAGGGGGTAATCTCTCTTCAATTAACTCTTTATCTCGTGATTTACAAACCAATTGCATTTCTTGATCACGATAAGAAGTACCATTAAACCAAGCTTGATGTTTCATAATGAATGCGTCTGCATGTTCCTTCACACTTGGATCAAGTAACTGTCTTGTTTGATCTTCTATTTGTTTGACTCTTTCTACATCTGCCAATTCAATGGCTTCAATTCTTTTTGCTTCTAATTCTGCCTTTGCACGAGCATAAATATCTTGCTCTTGTCTGGCTAATTTATCTTTTAACCGTTCTACAGTCTGAAAAAGACTGTCTAATTTTTTATTCTTAACTTTAAATCCATTATCAATCCACTCTTCAGCTGATAATTCACCATCCGGTTTCCATCCATGCTCCAACATCTTTTTTTCAAAAGAAGATAAATTAGTGATATTATTTGATGATTCCTCTAATTGAGCTGATGACTTTTCTTTCACCTCTAATTTATTTTCATTAGTCATTATTCATCCTCCCAATGAACATAAACATCATGGTCAGAGATAACTCTATAAATTTCTCCGTCCCCTATATCTGGAAGGGCTTCACCAGACCATCTACATATAGTAACTAAATCTCCAATTTCTACCCAATTATCACCACTTCCTAGACTTTTATAAGCATCTTTCCCAATTTGAACAACTCGTGCTTCTTGAGTTCCTAATTTAAGATTCTCAATTTGATCTTTAGTCAAGGATTGAATAACAAATCCGGTTTCCGAAACTTCATCATATTTACCAGTTTTAGAATTAAATTGATAATCTTTATCAATTAAATCTTTTTTTACCTTAACTAAGATTCGATCACCAAGTATACGCGGTTTTCGTAATTTCACTCTTTTCTTCCTCTTCTTCAATAAACAACTTATCAAATGATAAATTTAAAAATTGGTCACACACTTCCATACTTCCTTTTATATAGGCATATTTCTTTTCTAAATTTACATCATAAATAGGATCAAAGGATTTAATATCTTCTTCTAAAACCTTTTTATTTTCTTTAAAGATTAAATAAATCTCAGTAGTTATTTTATTATTTAACCAATCTTTAAAATCTGATTCATCTAAATCAAACGATCGGGTTTTGTTTTTTCTCTTTTTCATTCTTTATTTTCTCTAAGGCTACATCATGTTTCATAACATTATCAGCAGCTTTTATATTTAATTCTTTATCTTTTAATAAAGAATCAATCTTAGACTGAACTTGATTAAATTGCTCTTGAAGCTGTTTTAATTGTTCCTCTTGAGTCATTTTTGAACCAGTAATCATTATTTTTTGATCATTATGTGCCGCATCTTTCATCGTTTTCCATGATCGCATTTGAGATTCATTCTTTTGAGTATCAATCCATTCCATATCCTTCTGTATCTTTGCGGCTTCTAATGGAGCATTTATTCCTTTTAATTGATTATTAAGAATTATCTCCTGTTTTTTAGCATCAGATAATCCCGCATCTGCTAATAATTTTACTGCCTCTGGAGGAGGAGGCTGATTTGGATCAGGTGGAGGTTGAAATTTCTTTATTTGTTCTTGATCAAATTGAAGTGATTCAAGAATATATTTTTCAATTTCCCTACGATCCACAGTTTGAAGGCTCATTAAAATTGAACCTTTCCTTAATCTTTGATCCATTGTTGATAATTCAGGATCAGCAACAGGCTGTATATCATTTGAAGATAAATCAAAATCCTTTTTAACCGAAACACCCTCTTCATCTAAAATATTCTGATATTCTTTATCACTTAAATAATAATAATTTAATTCATATAATTTTTTAAAACTTTTAGTTAAGGAATCATATAATCGATGATTAATAGCTTTTAATACTTTTGAACCCTGTTCAATTAAACCTTCTAATGTCTGATTAGCCACATTATTGGGATTCATTGTTCCATTCATTGCTTCAGTTGAAGCAGTTAATTCTTTTCCAATATTTATTAATAATGTTAATAAAGATAAAAGAGTGCTACTAGGTTCACGAACAGGGAATGGAAATACATTCTGTTTTAGATCTAAACCGGATCCGGCATCTAATACTTTCCATTCAAAAGGTTTAAATCGTAATTCCCCCCCTTTTAAACGTAAACCTTTCCCTAAAAATCCTCCTTGAGTGACACTAATTGTCCCAGCGTCTAGTAATTGATTTATCAGAGAATTAATTGCCTTATTTAATGGTAATAATAATTGACCAAACCCCATTGAATAATATCCACCATCGGGAGATCTAATGAAATGATAATCTTGAAAATAATTGATTGCTTCAATTTTTTGTATATCCCCATCACCATTTTTTTGAATAGATTTAGGCTTTATTCTATTAACAATTCTAAGTACCGTATTTGTTTCAGGATGAACAGTTACAACATATGGTTCTTTATAATTATCACCATCAAGATCTAACCAACAATGTTGTTCATATAATTGGATTTCAAAATCATTATCTTCAGGATCGCAATCCTGTGGACGTAATAAATTTATATCGCAGTCACAATATTCCCCAGTTCTTTGATAACTTATGATATCATTTATTGATAATCGAAGTATATGGGTTACTCTTCTTGCACTATCTAGTGATAAGGTCGTTTCGTGATTAATAATAATCTGATCAGGGGGACACAATTCAACACAATTCTTCTTATCTAAATTAGAATAATAAGTTTTAGTAAATACAGTTCCAACTACTGGTAATATATGTAATAATCTATCAATATGCTCCTTCCAATCAGATGAAGAAACACATTGATAGCTCATACACTTCTCAACTCTACACCCCCTTTTAAATTTTTCTCCTGTAACATCAACTCCAACAACATTCATCCGAACAATATTATCATTTGGGACTATCTCAGGATAGGTCCTAGAAGCAAAATTTATAGCAGCTTCACATATTAACGGGTATTTAACATTGGCCGCACCATCCCATGGAAAACTTTTGTTATTCATTATTTGTTTAGCAATATCCATTGATTCATCAATGGATTTTCTCCATGATTCAGAGGATTTATCATCAATTTCAACCCCACGAACTATAGATCTACCAATTTTTTGGAGTTCAATCTTTCCATTTTGTAAATCTGAAAAAAGATCCGCAACATTTTTACTTTTTCGTATTTTTTCTAAATCTAACATTAATATCCTGTAATATTGTCATGTTCATGGTTTCTCCCCATAAACTTACTATAATTATCCGGATCCGGTTCAAGAGATAATATATCGGGGCATGCCATCATTAAATACCTCCATGCATCCATTAAATGATCTTCTTGTTTTTCCGCTGGTTTACCTGACTTTTCATCACGACGGTACGTTCGAAATTCATTTATCCAATTTGTTAAAGTATCAAATACTTTAATTCTCCCAGCAGCTAGTAATTGCTGTATTTTCATTATACCCGCTTCAACTGCTTTGTCAGCAAATGTTAATTCTAATCCTTCATTAACATACTGATCATAAATACATCGTCCATCTAATTCATTGGATCTTAAAGAGGCCGTATCAATAACTCCTGGTATCCAATTTCCCCGTGATTTAATAGCAGAGGAATGAATTGGTATAACACTGGTTCCTACTTCTGATAAATCTTTTCCCCTATAATATTCAGAGTATAAATAATATATCCCAGAATCCGGATCTAATGCAGCCCAAATAGCCGCGGTTCTTTCCCATCCAACATCTAATCCATAAGCTTTTGGCCAATAAAATGGAATCTCACGAGGTCTTATTAAAATATCATCTTCCGAATAAGGATAAATAACACCAGCGCCTAAATGAGGTAAACCTTTAGTTCTAGCATCCCGCAAGTGTGGAGAAATAGAATGCATTAATTCAGATTTTTGTTCTTCACTTAAATGTGGTGCTTCATCCCAAGAAATCTGTATAGCCCATTTGGCAGGATCATCAGGATTTATCCCATCATCAGTGAATCTTCCACCTTTTAAAAAACTAAGAACCATTTCAGATAGGCCAAAAAGGGGGGTAAATGTCATATAAATGATACCAGGTTTAATATCATCCATTGTACGCATTAAACATTCTTCATAAATCCCGTAATCACGTGGTTCTTCATCCATCCAAATTACATCTTTAGCAGTACCCTGAAAATCATCTCTCCCTTGTTCATATACCTTAAAAGTACATTCAGAAATTAATCCTGAAATGTGTCTTACATAAACAGTTTCATAACAATTAGCTATACCAACCCTCCGAGTTGTATTAACAATTAAATGTTTAGGTATTAGTCCCGATCCAGGATCATTAAAATCCCCCATAAGACATAATTGTTGTACTTCTTTAGAAACCTGATAAGACTTACTGACTGCCCATGATTTTATAGGATTTAGAAATTTTCTCCCCTTCCAATCATCTGGATATAAACCGGTTAAATGATACGTTAATTCACATCCACCAGTTAATGTTTTTCCTGTTCTATTTCCACCACAAAGTAATCTTTGTTTATGTTTAGATCCAGCTTCAAAGAATCTTAAATGTTTTGGATATAAATCTTTTCTATATTTCCCTTCACTAGGGAATAACATATTTAATTTATTATATTTTATCTTTTTTTCAAAAGTTTCTAATAATTTAAGATGTTCTATTTGTTCTTGTTTATTTTTCATCTTCTAATAATAAAGGATCTTGATTGATTATCATACCTGATTTTCGTAAAACTTCAGAGGATCTGGCAATTCTATATTTTAGTTCTTCTAAAGAGAGATTATCAAAAACTAAATTATTATTAATTGTAGTATTCCCATTATTATCTTGTGGAGGTTTATATTCCTCTCTATATTTTGCATTAAATAGTAAGGCAAAAGCGGTAGCATTACCTTTTGTTTTTCCAGTAGCAAAATCCATAACAGCTTTTTCATCGTTAGCTTGTGATATTATTTGTGATTGCTGCCATGCATCTTCAAATTCAGGATATTCTTTTCTCCACCTCGCAAATGTATCTGGAGAAATGGGTCGTTTACTTCCTAATCTTTTTCCTAGTTCCCAAAGCATCGCTGATTGATACTGTCCAGGGATTGAAGCAACTTCACAAATACAATCACACATCCAATCAGAATATTTTGTTTTTGGACCAGTTTTAGCCATAATTTATAATTTTTCTAATTTTTTTAAAACTTCATCTACTTTTTGATCTAATGTATCTAAAACATCAGACATTTTATGATCTAAGCGATTTACAGTATCTTCTAAATAATCAATTCTTATAGAATGTTTATTAGAGTTTATTTTTAATTTACTGAGTGATATATCTGATTTCTCAATTTTATTAGATAAATTTTTATAGTGCCATCCTAGAAGATATGTAATGGGGGCAATTAAAGCTAATAATATATTTTTAACTGTGAAATAGTCATTATCCATATTTTCTTCTTATTATTTTAAAATCTATGAGGAGATTCTATCTCCTCCGATCCCTATTACTACCGACCTTTCTCCAGGGAAACTAGTACAATTCTAATTGTAGTATACTCCCATTTCCACAGTACAATCATGGGTCTTATCTTAGACGATAGAGATGTCCGATAAATGTAGACACATTTCAGGATAAGATGAATTCAATCTTAATTCCTTTACTCCTAGTCCTTCTCTATATATTATAGGCCTTTCGGAGATATTAACTCTGATAAGTGAGATCAGTTCTGCTTAGTCGTTGCAGCGGGCACCATCCCTAGTTAATTACCTTACGGCAAGTTTAGGACAACTTCCCCGTTATTCAGTCATTCTGTGTCTACAGTATTATTGTAGACTATATAATCTAAATTGTCAAGCAATATTTAATAAATTCTCTACAAAATTATCAATTTTACAAATATTATTTTCATAATTAATTAATTCAATTTCTATTTTATGAGGATTTATTTTTAATTCCTCTAGAAAATTGATTAAAATCATATTAACATTTAATATATTATCCATTTCATAAATCTTAAAATAACAATCATTATTATTGGAATAATAAAATCCATAAAATAATAAAAATTCATGTAACTTAATTGAAAGATTATTGGTAAATAATGATACCTTGATATTATTCATTTGACTTCTCTAATTGTTTAGCAAAAATTATTCCCACAAAACCCTCTCTAATCTTAATTTCCATCTCTTTGCTTAAGAGCTTCTTCTAAAACATCAACTTGATCTTGAGTCATCCCAGATTTAAATATTTTCTGACGTAAAACAGAGAAAAATCTTTCATCGTTAGCGGGGCCGTATTTAGCCTGAGAATATGCACTCATTGTTTCTTTACCTAAATAACCACCTAATCCAACTGTCACCAGTGTCCAAAGCTCAGGAGGAACTGGGACAGATTCAATAGGTAATCCAAATGGTTTTAAAAAAGCATTCAAGAGAGATACTATGATCCAATTGTACCCTACTATAGCTATACATATCATCATTAAATATGAACGCCATTGAGAAGCAAAACCCCCATTGTTCATTTCTGTAGTTATAACATCTTTTTGAGCTTCTATTACTTTAGATGAAGCTTCATTAAGCGCTTTCTGTAATTCTAATTTAGCTTGATCTTGTTCTGCTTTATCAGGGAATATTTTTTCAATTAATTTACTGAATACTGGTATTAATGCTAATAATGCACCCATTTAAATCTCTCTCTATTTAATATCTTTATAAAAAGATTATATCAATTACTATCAACAGTGTCAATATATTTAAGCAATATTGTATCAAGAGACGGGATACGAGCCTCTAGCTTGTTTAGATTGTTAATGTTTATTATTATTTACTTTATACTGTTTAATGTATATTGATATTAACAATCTAGTAGGGATTATAGCAATCAACTACTACTTAATAAAAGTAAAACATTAGATAACTTATCAGTGCACTTTCCATCCATAGTTAGCATTAGTGCCAGATGCCGCCTCAGTTAAACTGAATTAACTCGTATATCCACTGTTTGAACTGTTAAATTAAGCATAACAGTTAACTGCGTCTCTAAACAGCTTACCTAATGAGTTTCTGTAATTCTGTAATTACCCCTTTCGGGGACGGTAGCTTACAGTGCTACCGGGCTATTTTATTGTTGATTTCTCGATTGAGGAGCTTACTCTCAATACTACAATAGGTCTTAAATAGCCAACCTTTACTATTTCCGATTATTATTTAGAGACGTTAAGGATATTCAGCAAATCATTCGTCTTCCTTCATTGAGAAAGCAAGTTTTCTTAAATCTATTATATCAGAAATCTTTTTGAATTAAAAGAGGGGTACGAATGACCCCTCAAGGCTTTGGGATAAGAACCCTCCTTCATTATCCACTTATTCCCACTAACTTCGTTTTTATAATTATTTTGAGTTAGTTCATCCAACATTTGTATTATAGACTATATGTTTTTATTTGTCAAGTATTTCATTAAAATTTTTTATTTATATAAATATTACTGTTGTGGCAGTATATTAAATAACTTTTATTTGTTTATTTAATACTTTTATTATTATTCAATAATAATTTCTATTATAGCAGTAAATTTTTATAAATATCACTGCGAGGGTTGCGGCTGTCCATAAAGACAAAGAGCCTCCCGAGCGCAACTAAATAATTAAATTATATCATATATTTATATTTTGGCTCAGATATATAAGTAGTTACATACCCACTCCCACTATACCCGTTTATAAAATAGGGTCATGGGGCTTAAATAATTTGGACTTAATACCCCTTAGTATAGTATCTAGTCTTTTTCATTAGTTATTTCTAAATCCTATAAGCCTAGAAGCAACGATCATTATATAGGTAATACCATAGTAGTGGGTTAAATATGATCGTTTAATACTGATAAACCATGGAGCTATTAGATCATAATAAAACTTGGTGCGTTATAACCATGTAATAGATATGGAGTTGGGTACATGAATCCAACTTAATAATAACATCCGAAAATAGATTATGATCTTAACAACATATATTTTATATATTACGATATTAATTGACACAATAATAATTATCATATATAGTAATTATATTAAATGATAAATATTTATAAATATTTCAAAGAATTATGGCTATAGAACTTGCATTCCATTTTATACGAGACTATATTCCATATTAGACGATGCTAAAACATAAGCAGTCTATTTAATAAATATGTATTAAAAACTATTAAGGGGTCTTATATGATAATATTGAAAATATTAGCACTTATTCCAGTGATT